TAATTATACCCTCTTGTGGGAAATGCCTAACAACACTGGATACATAAATATTGTTTCCGTGATGCAAAAATTCTTTGATCAAGCAATAAGTGGTAACTGGAGTTACAATCCAGAACATTTCCCTGACAATGAAGTTCCTGTTTCAGAGATGGCAAATGATTGGTTAACTACATATAAGTACGGTTGGAAGACAAGTTATTATCAAAACACATATGACATTAAAACAGATGAAGTAGAAGAAGAATCTGCTTCATTAAACTGTTTGGTGTCCGAAATTTTAGACACATCGGAGGAAGAGTGTGAATCCTGCAAAATTTAAGATCTCATCAACAGATAGGAGTACAATGTCAGAAGTTAAAGGTATGACAGTATTCAACACCGAAGAGGTTGATACTAAGAAACAACCTATGTTTTTTGGAAAACCATTAGGTGTTCAGAGATATGATAATTTTAAGTATAATCAATTTGAAAATCTAACAAAACAACAGTTAGGATATTTTTGGAGACCTGAAGAGGTGTCTTTACAGAAGGATCGTGGTGATTATCAATCATTACGTCCAGAGCAAAAGCACATCTATACTTCAAATCTTAAGTATCAGATCATGCTTGATTCTGTTCAAGGTCGTGCACCAGCTATGGCATTTTTACCATACTGTTCTTTACCTGAGTTAGAAGCTTGTATGGAAGTGTGGGGTTTTATGGAGATGATACATTCACGTTCTTACACTTATGTGATCAAGAATGTTTATCCAGATCCATCGGAGGTGTTTGATAAGATACTATCTGATGATCGTATTTTAGAACGTGCATCAAGTGTGACAGAATCATATGATAAATTTATTAACTATGCACAGGAATGGGGTCAGGGACGTATGTGGGATGGTGAATGGAAATCATCACCAACATCAGTCTGGACTCGTAAAGATTTAAAAAGACACTTATACAGGGCAGTCGCTAATGTTAACATATTGGAAGGAATTCGTTTTTACGTTAGCTTTGCTTGTAGCTTTGCTTTCGGAGAACTCAAACTCATGGAAGGGTCAGCAAAAATTATCTCCCTCATTGCCAGAGACGAAAACCAACATCTTGCTATAACTCAAAACATAATTAATAATTGGAGAAAGGGTGATGATCCAGAGATGAAGGAGATTGTAAAGGAAGAAGAACAGTGGACATACAGTATGTTTGATCGTTGTGTAAATGAAGAAAAGGTATGGGCAGAATACTTATTTAAAGATGGAAGTATGATAGGTCTAAATGATAAATTACTTCATCAATACGTTGAATGGATTGCAAATAAGAGAATGAAATCTATTGGATTAAAATCTGTATATGATATTCCTGCAAGAAATAATCCATTACCTTGGACACAGCATTGGATCTCATCAAAAGGTTTACAAGTAGCACCACAAGAGACAGAAGTGGAGTCATATATAGTGGGAGGAATCAAACAAGATGTCAAAAAAGACACATTTAGTGGTTTCAAACTTTAACTTAAATTATTATGGAAGACAAAGACATCCTTGAGGAACTCAAGGAAAGAATAAAGGAAGGTCCTGTTATCTTTACACCAGATAATGATTTTCTGGATAGATTAAATCCGAAAGATGATGATCTTGAACTTAGTAAAGATGCTATCATAGATGCAGCTACTAGTCATGATCAAATTATAAATAAACTTAATGATGATGAAAACCTTGACTAATCCATTTAATTTTGTTAAAAACACTCGTCAATCTTATAGTAAATTTTATCAAAAAGAATTTACTGAAGTTGAAGTTCAAGTAGATAGTGAAGATCCTGCATGGATTCCGCTAGATACTTTAATTGCAATTACAGAAAAGTATGAGTCAAAGTGAGCATTTATGGATATATGATAATGAGAGCTTTAGCTCATGTGACATTGGGAGTAACTTTGGGTTTGTGTATTGTATTACCAATTCACTTAATGGTCGTAAGTACATTGGTAGAAAGTACTTCTGGCAGTTTCGAACTCCTAAAGGAAAAAAAAGAAAAGTAAAATCAGAGTCTGATTGGAAAAAATATTACGGTAGTTGTCCAGAACTGAAGGAAGATATAAAAAAGTACGGAAAGGATAAATTTAAAAGAGAAATAATAAGTTTGCATGAAACAAAAGGTTTGGTTAACTTTGAAGAGACAAAACAATTGTTTTTAAATAATGTATTAAGTGAGTCTCTTGACGATGGTGTACCTTTATACTATAATAGTAACATTCTAGGACGCTACATGCGGAAGGACTATGGACAATTTCAATCAAACGTTAAAAATAACTCATGATTGGGCACTTCAACGAATTCAAGTATTATGCGAAACCTATGATGTAGAATCCGTTGGTAATGCCTGTTCAATTCATAGTGAATTTGAAGAGTGGTTTGAACCTGAAAGGGAGGATCTTGATATTTTTTCACTTACTTACATAGGAGAGGGAAGTGAATATGCTTAATAATGATCAAATGAAATTACGACAACAAACTTTGAGTATTTTACTTAAGAATTTTGATGATAATCGTGCCATCTATGAGTGTGCAGATGAGTGGACAAACAAATTTAAAACTACCTCTGGACTGATCAAATACTATAAAACTTATTTTGATAAATAAGAGTGCGTTCTAGTATCGAAAAATGGTAGATAAAAAACCAGAACAAAAGGTTGAAGAAAAACCAAAAAATCTTCTAACAAAAATTAAAGAGAGTGTGGATGATAAGGAAGAGCAACTCGCATTTTTATCCACAATTGTAAGACTCTCAGTTCTTGTGTGGTCTGCAGGAATTTTAACTTTAGCATACGTTAAGTTACCAGCAGCATTTAACATACCAGAACAAAAACTGGATCCAACTTTCATAGCTTCTGTTTTCACAGGAACTTTAGCGACATTTGGCGTCGCAGCAGCAGGTAAGAAAAAAGGATCTGCTGACGGTGGAAGTGCAAACATATCTAAAAAAGATATGGAGTTTCTTATTGCTAAAGCATCAGAGACTGCACCAGCACAAACAATCAGAATCGAACAAGCACCAGTATCAATCGTACCGACTGCTGCACCTAAAAAATAGGAATTAAAATTATGGATCAAGATGAATCAATGTTTGGAGCAGAAGTTACAATTTCTAATCCAACACAACCAAAAAAACCTAAGAAAACTATCAACTTAACTAAGTGGTTTGCACTTGGACTTGGTGGAATTTTTGGTTTATCACACATTGGTTTGATTGGTATGGTGAGTCGAAAAGATAATGTACCAATTATAAATCCACCAGTGACACCTTATACATCTTATGTGGTTCAAGCAGATAAGAATGGATATAAGATAAGTTATAAAGCCAATGATCCTAAAACAGCATTCACCACTAAGGATATTAAAGAGAAAGGTGGTTTCTTAGGTTTAGCAAATGAAACTACTCAAGTTACAGAGGAGTACTTCATGGATGGTCAAACTAATCAAGGTGGTCCTGTTTCAAATCATAGATCTTGGTTAGATGGTAAACCTGGTTTGACTGACGAACAGGCAAAGGAGATAACTGCAGCAAAATCAGAAGCTTGTATCAAAGCAGTCGGAAGTGCAGAAGGAACAGGTAGATTAGTAGGCACGAGTGTTGGTGCAGCTGCTGCTCCTGCTGTGAGTGGTATTCCATTCATAGGTTGGGTTGCTGCTGGTTGGGTAGCAATGTTTGGTGGTAATCAAGGTGCAGAGATCGGTGGAAACATGGCAGAAGGTTTAAATAAAAATTGTTAATGAATCTGTGGAATAATTATAAAGATGCCTTACATAAAACATTTCCTCTCCATAACAGAGTAGGGAGTGTTTGGGCACAATGGGAAGGAAAGGGGACACACTTAACTGCAAAAACATATACAACACCATATATAATTAAGTCACGAGAAGTGGAAATCTGGAATGAAAAATCTTGCATTTACAACAACATCATCTATCCTAAGACAGGCAGTAATCTTCCATGTTTTGGTATGGATCTTATGGGATTTAGTGACAAGAAGGTCATTATTGTCTTTGATTTTCAACATCCTGTAGAAAACTATTTGTTTTCTGTTGATGGTCTACCAAAAGGAAAAGGAGATTATCGTTTTTTTGAACCTGGTAATCATTTCTCAGAAAACATTTACATACAATATTGCACGATGGATGAAGTTGATGAACACCTTGAGATGTTTACAACTTACTTGACAAAGTATAAAGATATGATAGAATTAGAGAAACCGACTGGTGATGATACCAGTTTTTATAAAGACTTTGATACTTATATGACTAAATTAGATCCAGTAGGGGGATATCTTTCTGGTAAGTTTGGAAAAGAAAAAGCAGAGTCACTTGTGAATGATTTTTTATTTTGTTTTAAGTAGCCATGCCTAGAAGAAGAAAGAAAAGTTTCCTACAAAAAATTGAAGATGTATTGAATGATTTTGCGATGTGGCATAAAAAGTTAATTCGTAAAGTTAGAAAATGGTTAAACCTAACAGACTATAAACTCTTATGGTTATCTTTTACAAAGGGTTTATTGTTAGGAATTGTAATTGTATGTATTATTGGGTGAGGGAGTCCACACATTAATGCGTAATTATACCTAGTGTGTTATTATAAATAATAACGTACTGGAGTTGAAACTATCATGTCCCACTACACACTCAGTTGGCACGACCAACAAAACAAACACCACGAAATAGGTGAATATGCTGATGACGCATTTGAAGCAGTAAGACACGCGAGAGAGGATGTTCCGTATCTACACGAGCATCCTTTTTCTTTGGATGCGATTAAGGAGGTAAAATGAAAAATATACCTATCACATCAACATTATTAATTTTTACGACCATAGGTACAGCACTATGGTTTTATCCAAACTACGCTTGGGCACACCCTATATTTGTATGAAAAAATTTAATACTTGGGTCTTGGACACAACAATCTACATCTTAAATTTTCTTTATAGAGGTAGAGACTTTCAGAGATTTTGGGTTCTTGAAGTTATTGCAAGAGCACCTTACTTTGCGTTCATTTCCGTACTTCATTTTCGTGAATCACTTGGATTACGAGGTGAAGAACATATATATTTGATGAAGGAACACTTCTATCAGGCACTCAATGAAACAGA